TCACCTGATTCAACGCTTGTCCTAAGTCTGGCCAAGTGTCAACCATAGCATTGAACAAAAGCATTTGTGGGAGAGGATCACCCTGCAATGCTGCAGCTATTGTCCGCTTTACTTTATCAGGGCCTTGAACCGTTTCAAAGTGTTGATATATTCTATCATTAACACTAGGCGTAATGATAGGCTCAGACAAAGAGTATTGCTTAGATGGGCTCCGCCTTTTCATGCTAACTGTAAAAAGATGACACTAAGAGTGCAACTGTTAGAATCGCAAATGCCACAAGTATAAAATTCCCAGGATCTGGTGACATTATGTTAGATATTGCCTTCATCTTGAAATTCCTTCACCCATTCTGATGAGTTGCCTGAGCTGCTTCTAGTAAAGCTAAACACGCCACCATCAACATCATCAAGATAGCAAATCTTGACGGACCACTCATGGCCAGAAGTGCTAGTGCTAGTGTTTATTGTTAGCTGAGTTGTTAGTTTTATGTCGTCAGCCGAAGCGTTAGGTTCTAAGAATTTGCATACTGACAAAATATTACCATGCTCATCCTCCATCTCCTCTGTGTACATCCCCTTCAAGAAATCCGAGAGACTAGCATCTTGATCAGTCGGCCTCTGATTTATATCTATTTCAACCTCACTCTCGCCATTAGGCACTGTGTCAGTGGATGCTAGCCCCTGGAAATATTTACCATTGTGTTTCAGATAGTGCTCTTGCAGATCATTGATGTGATCCCAGTAGCTGTCCAGCGTTACGATAATGGAAATCTGTTTCTCCTCGTGATTCATAGTGCTAATATAGATGCAACTTCTCTTTCTGTTAGTAATCTGTCCACCAGGAATAGCTTTTCAATATCACCATTCAGGCTGTTCGTTTCTGAGTATGACGAGCCAACTGAAAGCCCGGTCATGCTGTTAGAGCCTGCGTCACCTGTAGCCTTGTCCTGCCCAGAAACCTCAAGTGATGATGATGATCCGTTAACGGTTGCAATGTAAATCCTCCTGCCTGATCCAACTGCTGCGCCACTAACAGATGAACCTGCGAAAAGGTTAGCTAATGAACTTGATGAATTGTTAAGCAAGATCTGGTCAGAGCTTCCAAAGCTATCAACGATGGTGTCGTTAACACCTGTGGAGTTGTGGTTAACAATAGCAATGATAGTGCATGGCTGTGTTAGGCTACCAGATGAGCTAGATAACCGTTTTGCTGCATTGTAGAAATCAACCTTATTGCTAGAGAGAACAGGACTGTCTGAGTCAGCTGCTCTCGTTAAGTCGGCAAAGCCAGCAACCCCTGCCTGGTTTTCCCATTTGGTAATGGCAGAATGCTCAGTGGCATCATACTCAACCCATCCAGTATCAACCCCAACAGTGTTGTTATCTGTAAGATTGTTAGAGCCATGTGCATCATAGCGAACGCCACTAGGCTCGTTGAGATGCCAGAAACTGACAAGATCCTGCTTGTCATCGGAAGAAAGGCCAGAATAAGAAAGGGGAGTCCCAGAGTTATAGAGTGAGGTAACTTCAGCGTCAGAAATTCCCCTACTCCAATATCCTAGCATTGCTATATTCCCATCGAAGTAGCTGATACCATTCCCTCTAAATCCCACACCGAAAGCGCTAGTGCTTTGATGCACTGCCCCAGTGTAAGCACTGGAGCTAACAGAGGTGCCATCTACAAATATCTGCAGGTGTGATCCATCGTATCTTCCCACCACATGAAAGAGAGTGTTAGTTGCTAATCCGCTAGGGCTGGTAGTTGACGCTGCGCCGCTCCCTGAGCCATTTGGATAAACTAACAGATGTAACTTGCCATCAGTAACATTAGTGCGAAATATGAAAGCTCGCTGTGATCCTGCAGAATCGAAACAAGCAGCAATCTCATGATATTGTGAAACATCATGGATCTTAATCCAAGCGCTTATTGTGAAAGTGCTAGGACCACAGAGCCCCGCAGCGCCACCATTTGCGACTGTTAGATATTCTGAGTTTGCTAGTGTAAAATCAGCAACAGCATCTGTCTTGATTGTTCCTGATGTAGTGTCAAACCATCCCTTGCTCTGACTCTTGAGATTTCCTAGCACATTAGCTGCCATCTGCCTTGGCTGCTTAGTCAAGGGAGCGGATAAGGGCATGCTCTGGGCATGCGATAAGGCAGAGACTAGGGGCATATCAATTCAGATTGTCACCAATCTTAGCATTTATGCTAGGTGATGTTGACCCTGTTAGAGATAACCTTAGCATATAGTCAGTGTCATCAGTTCGCATTGATCTAAATGCAAAGCTTCCTGCGGCAGAAAGAGAACTAGCTGGATCACTCTCTAGCAATGTCCACGTGCTGCCAGCATCAAGGCTATATTCTAGTGATAGTGTTCCACTACCAAAGGAGCCCTGGGCAGCTACCTGACCTTCTCCACCTCGCCACGTAATGGCCATAGTTGAATCTGCTGCAAACGTCTTTTTCATGTGCTGCTAGTGTGTCATGCCTTTAGGTTAGTGTCACTTGTGCTAACTGGGCATTAGAACTGCTCTAGCTTTGTCCTAAATGCATTGTGAGGAACTTCTACAGCATCAGCCTGACTCCTGCTGATAGCATCAGTGTGATGATTCACAGAGCAAGCAATGCAGCCCATGATTGCGTCTGCCCTGTCAGGGCTGCTAATGCCTCTTGATTTCATGTCGACCTTCCGCTCTGCCATCAGTAAACTCTCACTATCCCTGCCCCTAGGAGCGTAGTCAATCCGTCTCTGTGTTAGCTGGTTAAATGTTTCTGTGTCAATCCCCTCAAGATGAAAGGAATTCTTCTGGATTTCCCTGGACCCCAAGAACCAGATTTCTGATCCTCTGTTAGCGTAGTTGCTATCATTTGCCTTATCCCCATTCATTACCCTGTTGATGCGCCAGCCATGGTCATGCATCAGGTCAATCATAACCTTACCCAGTCCACCATTATCGCCATAGATCTGGCCAGGAGAAAGATGCCATTCCTCGAAAAGCTGAATGAATCTTCTAACGGCTCTAGTGGTGTTTTGATCATGCCAGGAATCTATCAAAGCCACACGGTTTCCGGTCTTGATGGCTAACACATTCTCATCACCACCTGCTGCAAAGTCACAGAAAGCGGTGCTCCTCCCTTGGTAAGGGACAATCTTATCAGAATGCTCTAGTGCAATCCTAAGTGATTCAGCGCTGAGTATAACAGAATCATCAATATTGGTGAATTCTGCAAAGTGCATGCTCCTGACAATAGGACTATCAATTCCATATCTAGCAACATCACTTTCGTATTTTCCAGGTGTTGCTGCTTCAATGTGAGGGCATTGGAACGAAGTGGCTCTAACAGGATAAAAATAATCACGCTCTGAATTAAAACAACGATAGAACTGGCCAGAGCTTCCCCCAGGGCTGCTAGCATACAGCTGGAACGATCTTGTGCATCTGTCTATTGCCTCAAAGACGGAATCAGGAACGTTTTTGGCCTCATCTACTAACCACATCACCGGATCAATGCTAGTTGATTCTTTGGGGTGCCACCCTTCAGCCCGAGAACCGTCGTCGGTGGAGAACGCCATAAGTCCCCCACCGTTCGCTGTTCTGATAGAGAGGTCTGTGAAGGTAAACTGCGGGAAGAGATGAGCGAACCGCATAACGCTAGGCCACAATTGCCCTTTGATTTGTCTAAAGCTTCCGCTAGTGCACGGTATCCACCCCTTAGGATACCGTGATAAGAACCACAATATCAGGGGAGCTATCACCATTGTGGTTTTGCCAGAGCCATTTGCAGCACGAAGACACACCTTTTCTCCCTGGCCAACGGCTTCCAGCACCTCCACGTTCCACTCATAAGGATTAAGCCCAAGCCTGCGATGGGCGAATTGTGACGGCGTTAGATGGTGATTCATTTCCTGCTAGCACTTTGCTTGTATTTCTTGATGGTAGCTCTAGCATTCCTCCTAAGCCTGTAATCATGCAGCAGCCATCGGAGCCTCATCAGTAACACTTTCACTTATCTTCTTTCTTGTTGCTAGCTTTGCCCATACCACTAACAACCTTCTCAAACATTTTTAAGAAAGCCTCATCCTCCTCCTTCGTTCTCTTGATGTCATGGGAGGGTGAGGATGTTAGATTGTTCTGAATTGCCACTGAAGGACTATCACTTTGATTCAGCATGTTCTTCCCTAGCCAGACTAGCATAGTCTTGTCTCCTTGCAATGCTAGTTGTATCTGCTTCGCTCTAAGCTTGGAGTTGATCCTTGCTTTAGCTTTTGTCAGAGTTTCGGAAAAACGCTTCCTGATAGTAGCCTCATTGCATCCTAGCATCAATGCTATTTCAGTTGTGGGCATTCCAACCATGGCATATCTATAAACCTCATCCTCATCAATATCCAAGAGCTTCCGTCCAGTCTGCCCTGGCTTCTTTGGAACTTTTGTTAGCGTCCGCTTTTTAGCTGGCATTGAATTAAAACAGGAACCCTAGTGATCACTTCTAACAATATGAACCAAGCTAATCATGTGACCACTAGGGCTGGAGTTTCCTAGAATGGTATCTGATCAGGAGATGAGGCAGGCCTTGAAACAGGGGAACTTCCATTGATTACATTGCTAGAGCTAACAGGAGAACCGCTAGCCTTGCCTGAAAGAAACTGAAAATTCTGTCCAATCACTTTCAGCTTTGATCGCTTCTCTCCAGAATCCTTATCGTTCCAAGAGTCCATTTGCAAGCGGCCTTCAATGTAAATCGGAGAACCCTTGGTTACATATTGCGCAATTGTGTCAGCCTGACGACCCCAGAACGTGACATCAATAAAAGTCACATCCTCCCTAACATCATCACCAACTTTGTATTTTCTGTTGATTGCCACCCCTAGCTCAGTCAGGCTTGTTTCTCCTGCCTGTCTCTTCTCTGGTGTTCTCGTGACGTTTCCTATCAATGTTACATTATTAACGCTAGCCATTTTTATTTTAAGGTTAAGTTCTTTCTTCCTTGCTTAGTATCCTAACCGAACCGTTAGAGAATTTAGCAAGTCCCTCAAGATCAGCCTTTAAGCGATCAATGTCAAGTTTTTCTAGCGTCCTAATACTAAGGCGGCTCTTCCAGTTTAGGTAGCGACGCTTCTTAGCAGTGGCGCTATTCTCCCGAAGAGAATCAACCACAAGGCCAAGCTTTTCGGCTTGATCTCTATCAACATCCTCAACATCAATGTAAGAGTTAAATCCGAACTGTGGCCAGCTTACGCCAAACCCGCCGATGGCTGGATCATTCATCCAGCCCGCCCAAAATGCTTCATCTGTTTTCAGTCTAACAGTTCCCTCTTCAGCCACAT